ACTCGCTGTTAATTACATTTAGATTGGTTTTAAGGCTTTTTACACCCTCTTGAAAACTAGAATCTTCAAGGGCAATTTTTACCGCTAGTGACTTAATCTCTTCGTCTGCCAATTTTTACACCCCCCTTATATCACATCATCTATAAAGCATTCGTCGCTGGAATTTTCAAGATCATACGCGGTTAATTCGATAAAATAGAAAAAGTCGGTTTCATCTATCTCCGGAATAGTCCAACCATCTCTCATTCGTCCAAGATAGAATTGCTTCATGAATTCTGCGGCGGTAACAGTTTTACCTACTCCGCCGCCGCTCCGTTTGGGAGTTGATTAACCTTTTTAAACATATCTTCGATGGTGGAATTTACGCAAGCAAGAAGGATGGATGGAAAACCTCTTGCAGGAACTCCATCCCACACATCATCAGGCGTGAACTGCTTGCCAAACAATTCGACTACGAACAAAACGATTCTGTCCAGGTCGCTGCCAGTTGGCTGCTCTGAAAACTTTTCAACGATGTCAATTGCCATTCTTAATGTCCTTGCTTTCGGGTTCAGCGCGGTAAATATTTTATCTTCAAATACTTCTTTTCCGTTTTCAAGTTTCTTTACCGATAATTTTAAAGATGCCATATTATAAATCTCCTTTTAATTTTTTAGGGGCGGCAGAGCAAATCATACCGCCCCATTAGGCTTAAACTGTGAATGTAACGGCTTTGTTCGCCGCCAGATTAACACCAGTTGCGCTTCTCACGCTCTTGGTGCAAATAGCGGTATATGTTCCGGTTGTCATGCTTACGGTTGGGTCTAGGGTTACAACCTTGACATCAGCGTCGTAGGTCAAAGCGCAAGCAGTTGCAACGCCAGCCTTTAACAGGAAGAAGTTGCTGTCTGTGATATCTGCGGGATACAGTGCCTTGCTGAATGTGAATACGATGTTGGCGGTACCGAGAACACCGGTGGCAGCATCAGCCGGGACAACTGTAACAGTGGGCGCAGTGCTGTCAACAGTGGGAACGGTTACAGCTGTAAACCATGTAGTATCAATGTTGGCTGGGCAATTGGGGTCTGTGGTATCAACGTGATATTCCCACATTCCGTTAAATACAGTGGGCTGGAATACCGCCGTAAGCTTCGGGGACTGGAATTCCGTCTTGCCCTCTTTGCCTTTATAGTTGTCTTCGGGAATGGAGAAAGCGCCTTTATACAGAACGCCATAGCGGAACCCGCCGCCACGCATATTCGCTTTGTAAAGAATGGCCACATAAGGCGCGATGTCGGTATCCTTGGCGTAAACACCACCAATGGCGGCGATCGTCTGGCCTAAAATATCGGCCCTCTCTGCGTTTGTCAGCGCGGCAATCAGCATTTCAACATCCGCGCTGTCAAAAGTAGTAGTCTGATCCCATAACTTATTTTCGGCATACTGCTTGTCCACCGAGGTTTTAGGCTTGATACCGAGTTGCTGAATTCCCGCGTAATAGGCTGGGGTGCCGTAAATCAAACCGCTCGCGTTGTCCTGCGTCTGCTTTGCGACATATGCCTTTTCAATTCCGATAATTGTTCCCATTGTTTCAATCCTTTCATAAATAAAAATGACACCCTATTCGGTGTCGGTGATGTAGTTTACTCTTATTGCTTTGTGGTACATTGTCACGCTACCGCTTGTATCAAGTTCTTTGAGGTCTTGCGCTGTGCACCCCTCAAACCCAGCCGTTTTAAGGGCTGTCTTGACCGTTGTTACCAACCCTTCATAATCCCTCGCTTTACTCCACACATCGATCTGCAGATAAAACCCTGTGGAAATTTCTTTATTTTCGGCCCACTCTTCTCCCTGCTCGTTGTAGCAGAAATAGGTGATATACTGCGTTGCTGTGCCGCTGTAATGCTGAAACGCTAGAGGGACGGAAGTGGATGTTAAGGCCGATTCGATTAATGCTTTATAATCCATCTAACGCCTCCCTCAGCTTGTTTGATATGATATCAGCAATCTCTTTTTTATTTTGCTCAAACGCTGGTTGCAAGAACGGGTGCGGCGCGGCTCTTGATGTTCCATATTCAACCATGCGACCATAAAAAGCGTCTTTTCCGAGAGTTCCGACCAGAACATATTTTTGCGTTTTTTTGTTCTTGACTCCGCTAATCATTAGGCCTTTTCTTAGCGTTCCTGTGCGGTCAACAAAAGCAACGGTTCTCTTTGCATCGTTAAGTACAGGTTGGGCGGCTGCGTTCAATGCCTCGGATATGGCTCTTGAAGACTTGTCCGACATTCTTTGTAATTGCTCTACCAGATCACCAATCCCATCGAGTTCTATCTCAACCGGCATCAGATCACCCGCTTCGCGTGAATTTCAATCCATTGGTGAATATCTCCGAGGTCGACAGGTTCAGCAGTAATCTCATAAGGCGGCTGGCCATCGCAGACAATCAGCATTTTAGGATGAATTCCTGCAAGCCACTCTTTGCAGTACCGAATAGTGAAAATCACATCATTCTCGGACTTTGAAGCAGAAGCGGCATAGAATAGCCGCCCGCTCAATCCTTTTTTAGCCGCTGACATTGTGTGCAGTGTTGTCCAGTTCGGCTCTCCTGTACCATTTGAGGTGTCGTGCTGAATGACTATACCGTGTTCAAGTCGCATCCGCACCATCCCTCAACTGCGTCAAAATCTGCTTAAACGCAAAGCTGAATTTTGCCTCTCCACCAGTCAAATTCCACACATCATTGACCCAAAGTGAAATAGCTGTAATGCCTAATTCCGACATGGTTCTGGCTTCGGTGATTCCAGCGTTAATTAGGTAAGCTTTAGCCGCCAATACTTTAGACAGCAACTGCGTATCGTTGTATGTACCATCGACAGACAGCCATGATTTAACTTTTGCGAGTAGTTCTTGGTCTGTCATTTTTCCTCCTTAAAGGGGCGGTTTTGCCCGCCCCATAGGTGAATTTGGGTATTTACTAAACTGCAATATACGTGTCAAATGGAGCCTCCCCGTCGTAAGACATATTTTCACACCGTAATCCAACATAGTTTTTTGATATGTCTGTGCTATCATAACTACAATACAAGTAATTAGTAGTAGCATTGCGGCTGTTCTGAAATTGTACTCCTTTAATCGTGCAAAACATCGATGTGTCGCTGCTTAGCTTATAATTGATTCCAAGAGATGTGGAGAACCCGATTGATGTCGTACCGCTAGCCGCCTCGTGAGCCGGAATTTCAATTTTTGTGATAGTTTTAAAAGCGCTAGAGCTTTCGACAGTTTCGGCGGTATCGGTCGTAAAGGCAGATAATGTTTCAACGATAGCATTATCCATAATGTCGGTGCCTGTAATAGTGACTGCGATAGCTTTAATGCTCCCAGCCGTTCCTCCTGCTGTAGCCGTAACGCACCGTGGATAATCTGGTTGAGTGATTCCGGTTGTGATCGCATTTACCCCAGTGTGGTTTGTGCCGTCAACGGCCGCATGGATTCCATCGGTATCGGCGGCTAAAGGCGCATCCCAATGGAGATGCGCAATATGCCCCCGGTCTACAAATAAACCGGGGACATCAGTAGCGATTTTGGTGTTGATGTAGGTTGCACCGGGTTCGATCAAAAGGGTACCGCCGATAACGGTTTTATCCGGCCCCTCCATGTGGTTTTTAGCTGTGTTCATTGAATCACTCCTTACAGAACGGATGTGACGTTGATTTTGCCGTAGATCATTGCACCGGTGTCAACTGCCTTGATATCCTCACGCTCAATGACGCGAACTTCGGTGCGGTTTTTCTGGAACGCTGTGCCGCCGACGTTGGTGCTAGCGACTTGGTGGCCCTGACGTTCAAACAGAGTGATGAATTCGGACATGTTTCCGACGAACATCGGGGCGAGTTTAGTTGTGGTTCCGCTGGTGGCAAGAACGGCGTTGCTGATAACCTGTACGGGCTTGCCAGCAAACAATTTCTGAGTGGGCTTTGTGACATCGACCTGCAGGATGGGCTTTCCAGAACCATCGGTCAGGGTGTCAAGATACTGGAAACCGTCTTGGTTTGTGAAGATCATTGCGCCAGCGTTCAGCATCGGGTCAAGAGTGACATTGAGAGCCTTTTTGATTGCGTTATGGTCTGCAAAGGTAACAGGGGTAAGCGCGGTCAGGATGGCCAGAATCAAGGCGTTTCTGGTGACAACGGACTTGCGGGCAATCCATTTGGTAAGATAGGCAGAAATATTCTGGTCGCTGTCATTCAGCAGATCGTTGGGGATGGGCATATAACCGGCATAATCCTTAATGGAGTATGTGACGGTTTCAAACTTAGGGTTGCCCATGTCTGCCAAATCAGCTGTATCATCGGTGATATTCGTAAGGGCTGTCATAGCGGCAATTTTTTCGTAAACGCGAGAGCCGCTAGAAGTTCCGACAGGAACAACATTGACAAACGATTCCAACATCGGGAGGTCGCGCTTGTACTGGTTGATCGCAGTCTGGATGTCAGCTGGGACGAGAAGGCCGCCATCTTCATCGGCAGAGGGAGTAAGGGCATTCAGAATCTTCATATCCTCGATGGTAGCCTTTTTACGAATAGCGTTCATAAAGGCTTTTGCGTAGGTAGACTTTTCATCCTCTTTCTTTGCGGTCTGAGCCTTTGCGGCCTGTCCGGTTAGTTCAGAACCATCGGCGGCAAATTCTTTACCCTCATCAAGGGATTTCTGGACTTCGATTTTGGCTTGAATTGCTTTGACTTCTGCCCGCATGGCGTTGAGTTCATCAGCGGACGCATCCTTTTTTGCCATTAGATTGGTTGCTTCGGTCTGTTTTGCGGAGAAATCCGCAAGCAATTGTCTTAATTCTCTGGACATTGTTTTCCTCCGTTATTTTTATAAATTTTGGTGTATAAAAAAAGCATCACAACGCAAGTTGCAACGCTAATTTTGCTTTGATGGTCTCGATATCGCCGGTGGGTGGATGCAAGTCTTTTTTGGTTTTTTCAATCACTGCCTTTGGGAGCATCGAACTACTAAAGGCGGCGACAAGCTGAGATTGCGAAAACATTACTTTGTCGACCAGCTTTTTATCAACCGCTTGCTGCGCCGTCAGCCATGTTTCGGCATCCATCATTGATATTGCATCAACTTCGCTCATACCTGATTTTGTGGTATAGGCGGCGGCCATTGCTTTGTCGGCTTGCTTTAAGAGCGAGGATTCCTTGTCCATGTCGTGATAGTTTCCTTCGGCCATAGCTGATACCCTATGTACCATCATCATCGCTGTGGGTGCCATCTCACAAGGCCCTGCCATTGCAATAATAGACGCTGCAGAAGCCGCAAGGCCTGTAATTGTGATGTTAACCCCGCCTTTATATCCTTTTAAGGCAGAATACATCTGAGAACCGGCGAAAATATCCCCTCCGTAGCAAGTGGTGATTTCTACATCAAGCGGTTGGCCTTTAGCTTGTTCAATTGCACTTGAAACATCGAGAGGGCAAGTTGTACCAATACCAAAGTAGTCGTAAACTTCCTTATCGTCATCAGATACGATATAGCCCTTAATTTCTACTTTCATTTCTGTTCACCCCCTTTCTTATAAGCTGCGCCCGCCTCCGTAAGCGGTACCACATTTCCGTTGACATAGAGTTTGTCCCCTCCCTCCATTGCCGGGTCTTCCTCTAGCGCTCTAATTTCATTTGGGGTCTTGAAACCATTCTGCACAGCCAACGTAAAGGCATCATATCGGGTCTTTAAATCACCGCGCAGAATGATATCGGCATTGAATTTAACATAAAACCCCGCGGTTAATTCGGAGTTGAGGAAGCATTTCCAAGTCAATTCCTGTTCGTAGATTGCGAGTATGGCCACCAACGTATCGGTATAAAATTCTCTGTTAGCCTCTGAGGAACTGGCATAAGAAGTTTTGGTTTGGTCATTTACCTGATGGGGCTTAATTCCAAAGGCGGCGGTTAATTGCTGTAGTGTGAACCGGGTATTTTCAAGAAACTGAGCATCGGTCATTTTCAAGGCCATAGGCTGATATTGATAACCTATAGGCAGCATACTAATTCTGTTCGCGTTCGTAAGTCCGCTGGACATTTGCTCAAACTTGGTTCTAAATGTAGACTCGGCAGCGGGGGAAAGGTCTCCAGTGTAGTTGATAATGCCTGCCGTCTGCATACCGTTTTTATAGCTGTTATTTAGGAATTTACCGGATGATTTCGAGTTTTCAATGGTGTTTCTAAGGGTTTCAATGGTACTTAAGCCGGATATTCCGTTGGTTGAAAGGCCTTTAAAGTGGAGAATTTCACTCTCTTGAAGCTTATATTGGGTTCCTTCAAGGTCTGTGTAGACATACCAAACGGACTGCTTGCTGCTTAAAAGCCCTTTATTGTCTACATAAATGCTCATTCTTGAACTATCAAGAGGGTAAAACCCTTGGATTCTACCAGTTTTGGTGAAGTCCATCCACGCATAAGCGTTGCCGTGTATGTTTCTTTGAACTTCAAGGCATTTCCAAAAGTCGATTGCTGACATATACGGATTCGGGCGAAGTTTAAACAACTGATATAGGTAATGATCTGATGCTTTGCGGATTCCCCCGCTGTCTTGATAAATTTTCAAAGGGAGTTTTCCAAGGGTTTCAGCTAAAATCTTAATGCAGGTGTAAACTGTGATTTCGTTCAAAGATTTTGTACCGCTGATTTCTAAATCATCCCCGGAGATTCCGAGCCAGTTGGCGAGATCGTTCCACCCGCCACCGTCTGAGGTTAGCAAAGCATTTTTAATTTTACGGTTTGGGGTATTGCGAAACAGCATTTAATCACTTCCTTTTCAACGGATATTTTGCAAAGTAGACACCAAGCCCAAGAAGTACCCCACCGGTCGTATACAACCCGGCGACGAAGGACAATAAAAAAGTAGCCACCGTAATGACTACCAAACCTAGAACAATTAGGATATCTTCAATGTAATTGAGCATTTTAACCCCACAGTTTATTCAAAAATTCTTCTGTTGCGTAAGTATCCGGGGAGAATTCCGGGCGGTTCAACAGCGCCATCTTGTGCGCTCCGATTGCAGCATCACAAGGGTCAATCCTTTTGCGCGCTGCATCCTTGTCAATCTTTATTTCTCCAAACGAATTGGACACTTTGACGGCGTTTGCAAAACTCCATGTCAGTAGTTTGTTTTTCTTGTCATAAATAATATTGCCAGCATCAACTTCAAGCTGAAAATCTACTGTCGCATCGTTTAGGCTTTTACAGCTTTGGACGATCATTACAGTGTCTACACCAAATTCTTCGAGGTCTGAAAGGAAAGCGTCTGCATTGTGCGGGTCGTAACCAATCATTCTCAGTTTGAGGTCGTACTGCTCAATCAGCTTTTTATAGTGGCTGATGATATACTTATAATCAGTCTTTACCCCTCCGAGCGTTTCGGTGAGAGTGAGTAAACCTTCTTTGACCCAGATATCATAGGGCGCTTTATCGGTCTTGATGTGTTCGGCTAGGCGGTTCTTTGGCATAAATGAGTGGGAATCAATGAAGTATTTTCTGGAATTATCAATTTCAAGAGGAAATTCAAGGCCTCCGCTTGTAAGGTCGCCACCGGAAGACAGGTCAAGGTATAGAAAGCATTCTTTACCTCTCATATCTTCGAGCGTTGTTTCGCTTTCGCACTTCTTCCAGTTTTCCATGTTCATGTATTGACCATCCACCGCCTGCACCCATTCATTTAAAGCTTTGGTCATGTAGTCCCTTAGTTCTGACCCGCCCATGTTCTTAGCCTTTACGGCATCCGCTCTCAAATTCGTGAGGGTTTCAGGTGTCCAAAGAGGGTTAGGTTTTGACCAGTTGTTTTCATCCCAAATATCATCATCCTTATCTAATTCACAGATGTAAACAAACTGAGTTTCGTCCTCGACTGAGCCGTTCAAGATGTTTTTGCAGTAGTCATATAGGTATTTGCATGGGCCATTCACATTAAAACCGGCCGTTGTTATAACAGATATAAGACATTCTTTTAGCTTTTTTGTGCCGCCGGTAAGAAGTTTATACATCTGGTCGGTGTCGTGCATATGATATTCATCCACCGAACCAAAGTAAGGGCGAAAGCCATCAATAGATTTGGTATCTCGGCCTAATGCGATGATGGTACCATTGGTTCGGTTACATAGAATGGTGCTTTTATAATCTTGCACGGTAAAGGCTCCGGCCTTTGTTTTTGTTCCGCAAAGTTCAATATCCGAGTTGATGAATTTATAGCACTCTTTTAAAACGATTTTTGCCTGGAGTTCCTTTGTGGCTGTGCAATAGATTTGAGGGTATTGATACCCGGCGAAGTTGCCGTAATAAAGGGCAGGAATGGCGTTTCCGATTGACTTGCCATTCTGCCGGGCGACTTGCATATATGAGGTTCTAAATCTTCTCTTTCCTGTGTCTTTATGTACCCAGCCGTTCCATGAGCCAAAGATAAAATCTTGAAAGCCCCATAATCTTAACGGTTGTGGTTCGTCGCCCTCGGCCAGTATAAGCATTTCAGCAAAATCAATGATCTTTTGGGCTTTCTTTTCGTCAAAGATGTAAGGAAAATCCTCTGTACCTTGGCGTTTAAGGTCGTTAAGATGCCGCTGGCAAGCCTGTATTTCGCTTTTACCAACAGCCCGATTGAGTAATCCGCTGACAATTAGTTCTGCGTGCTGTGTTACCCTGTCCACCATATCACCTACTTGTATGAGTCCCACTTGCTTTCGGGTTTCGCTTCCTCCTTTTTAGGGACATTCTTTACTTTTGCAAGAGGATTGAGGAACATTCTGTCCTCCATTTTTATAAGCATATCCATCTTTTTATTGATGGCTGCTTCGATATTTAAGATCGCAGTAATAGAAATCATATCTCGCAACTGCTTTCTCACCTTGCCACCAAAAACCGCAACCTCGGTCTCGTTATCTTGATACACAGCGTTAAGGCATTCGTCCAGATCGTCACTGCCATAATGGATTTCCTTGATGCGTTGATAAGATTTGAGCATATCAAGATATTCGCTGTATGTTTTACAGTATCTAGCAAGCAAGCCAGAATCACCAGATGCGACGAATTCAACATTTTTATATAGGTTGGTGACTTCTTTCCACTTTTTATAAGCCTGTTCATCGCTCTTTACATAAGGCGGGCAAGACATTTTGCTGTCGCCAAATTTTATCTCAGAATTTTTGCGAGATTCGATTTCTTCTTTGGTTAAATGCTTCTTCCCGGTGAATAGTAAGATGTCAACCGGCTGCGCATTTCGCCCCATACTAACGCTCCTTTGCTAAATGATTGAAAAAGGGAGATTCTGCGAGAGAAAACTTCATCATGTGGTTCTTTTTCGTTTTTCTCAAACATTTTGATGCCCCCTAGCCCTGTTTTAACCCTGTTTGCTGTGTTTTCGTAAGATATCGTATAACAATTGCTGTGTTTTCTTCTTATCGCTTTGATACATCGTATTGATCTTTGCATGGCTTGTATCGCTCAGCGGTATGAGATTACTTATGTTAAGTCTGCTCATAAAAGATTCCTTGATCTCCACGATGTGATGCACCATAGTTGCGCTTACAATCTTATGGTCTATATCGAAAGCATACAGATCAATCCCATCGTAACGCTTGATGATGTAGTCCCTCATTCTCTGCCACTCAGGTGAATGATAGAAGCCAGTGTATTCTTTATCCCTTACCTTGCGTACCTTTGTGTCGTAGGCTTTCTGGCGCTCTGCTTCGCTCTCTTGGATGAGGTGTATGTGGTCAACGCAGTATCTATCGGATATACCGCATAGATTATGACACCCTTGTCTGCCACATGGTTTCTTTAATGACATTATGGTTTGATCGGGCCGCGGGGCCTTGGAGGTTGAGGCCCTGCCTTAGGTTGATACCCTCCGGAATTTGATGCGGTACTTTCCTTTTCTGGCATCAGCAAAACCAATAATACTGTGATAATCGTTAGCTGCGCTGATATAATAAATAAACCAAACCCAACCATTATATTGCTCCTTTTTATTGTTCCAATTAAACCCGCTGGCCTCATGCCCGCCCTCTCGTTAGCCACCCATCCAGCGCAGGAGCAACGCCAGACAACCACGGATATTAACCTAGCTGTGCGATTCCAATTGTCATTGCAATAATGACAAAGTAAAGAATAAACATTGTTGCAAACTTGATCTTGTTATCGCCTTTGCCATAGATTTCGCTATAACAGTTCAGCGCCAATAGAGCAAAGGATAATAGACACGCGATGCCATAGGGAATAAGCATTAGTCTCATTTTGATACGCTCCTTTTATTTATTATCACTATGCGGTTATGCTATATTGCTGTACCATGCTTCTCTCAGCCCTGTTTCCTCATTCCACACAAACGCCATCATTGCCTTAATGGTACTGTTGTATGCTTGCTGATGCTCCCAATACGATGCATTACAGATAGTAGGTAGATATCTAATGACAACGCCGCCCTCGTCTACTGTTTGGGTAACATCTTTCTTTACCTCTTGGGTTTTCTCTGAATGCCAGTGACCAGAATGTACTTCGGCGTATTTGCTCAATCCGTATTCTTTACGGGCTGTCTGCTGTAACCAGCTGACCATATTCTTCGATGGCATATCTCCATGAGTGAAACCCAACAGTATGCAACCACACAGCTTGAATTTCTGAGGATTAGGGCTTGTGTCGAATGATATGTTCTTATCGTTTCTGAAAGCCATTTCAACCGCTTTAATTAAAAAGCACCCGGTTGTGCGGTCGTGATTGCCAGGTATATAGATTACATCTACAGGAGCGATACCCCCAAGTATGGTAATGCTATCAATCAGCATATCAAGGGTCGCATTAAATATCTTTGTCAATCTTCCGTCCGACTGTTGGAATGTTCCTTTTGTCGTTGTTTGATTGTCGTTATCAGTATGAAGCAGATCGCCCAAGGTTGCGAATAATATCTTTTTGATTCGCTTTCCTTTGCATCTTTCAACAATGTCGTAAAAGCATTGATAAAAGTGTTTCAAAGCAATATGCACATCGTAGTCCTCACCGGTTTCGTTTCTCCATGCCAATAATTCACTGTGCAGATCGGGCAAGTCTATTTCAAGGATTTCGCCAGCCAGGTCATAATTCAACGGCTCGGTTAATGGTTTGTCGTACTCAAATTTCTTATTTGCAAAGTAATCATCCATATCAGAAAGGCTTATACCATCATGCGGCTTAACCGTTATCTTGCTCTGACACATTAAAAGGCGTTTACCACCCTTTATTTGACTATGCCAGTTGTTATTGCAGTATGTGACTATCTTCCACTTGTAAGGGTCTAGGCCATGCGCCTTCATCATGTATTCTGGGGTCATGTCCTGCCCTTCATAAATAGTGAGTAGCTTGTCATACATGATCGAACCGTCCGGGTTCATTTTACTGTTAGGTGGAAGCGATTCATCAGCCATGTGTAGTTCTTTATACCGGTCTGTATTTCTTATGTAGCTTCTGATCGCCGTGTCCCTGATGTATGAAAAGCTTTTGCCGGGGAAGTATCCTTTGAGGGCTTCGACAATCTCAGACCATGTTTTATGTTCATCGAAATAGAGTTGTTCGGCCTCAGTTTTCCAATCCATCAAACGCCCCCTTATATAAACCTTTTTCGGATAATAAGCGAAGAACCAGCTGCGCAACCGGTTCCTCAAGATTTAGTCCCCGCGGCAAAGTCAGAGTAGTGTCGCAACAGTACCCAGTAGAACACCGCGCCAGTTCCGATACCATTATAATTCCGCTCAATCCCACCGTCCCACCCGCCGAAATTTACTATATCGGCCATCTTGCGGAATAAAAATAGAGAACCGATTTCTCGATTCCCTATTATCACAATACTATTATATCACACTATTTCGTGACATTCGTGACATCTTTTTGACTATTTTTTATGTATCTGTGCGCAGCCTGTTTTGCGCTATCCTCTGTTATGCCTCCAATGCTCTGGGCTATCTGATACCACTTCAAACCGCTAATATATCGCAACTGGAATACCTGCCTTGTCATGCTATCCGGTATTTCCGTTATGTAACGATTCAGCTTGTTCAACTCATACCAGCATTTCTGCATATTGAGTTCGATAACGGCTTTTAGGTCTGCAATCTCCGAAGCGTACTTGCCTACCTTGTCACCGACTCCGCTTCCGTGTGGCATTCCTGTTATGACGGTTGATACGGCACACGCAGCGCATTCCAGTTCATAAACCCTCTGCTTGTCCCTCTCAATTTCTTTGTTCAGATCGTAAAGCTGTGACAGTTCGCTTTTCGTCATCCTTTTCCTCCAATCTTCTCCCACACTTCGGGCAATATTCGATTTCAACTTCCCCGGCATCTTGCATATGGGGAGAAGTGTTATAAATCAGCTTGCCCCCTGACACTTTTATGGTCTGATATCCATATTGCAGAGTCTTGGGGTTGTCGCAGCAGTATTCACACCTTGCCATACCCTTTCCTTTCCGACGGTGCCATCCGCCCGTCTTTTCTCAATCGTGCTATAATATGCCTGACTTGCAGAGCGTCTAACCCAACGATCTCGCCAATTTCAATGGATGTCATATCACTGTAATACTCCATAATTATGTTTTCCTGCTCAACCGTGTATTTCTTGCGCTGATGCTTTACCGGTTCTTCATCAACAATTGGCTGTTTTGATTTATACCGGCATAGTTTACCACCCATGATGAATCCCAAATGCGGGCAGTCCGAGTCTCCAACACACATCCCGTTGAACATATCAAGGCAGCGTTTTGGATTTGTGCAGATGATTTTATATCGGGGTTGTCCTAGTTCGATGATGAAGGGGTTCATGAGTGGGCCTCTTTATTCGTCTTTGCAATTCCAACGCTGAACCTCCACCACATCCACGCAAACGCAATGCGGTATTTGTAGTTGTAAATCCCGGCGTTACGTTTTACTACGCCGATAGTTGGGATCAACATAATTTGAGCCATTATGATTTCATATTCAAAAAGTTTCATTTCCGTGCCTCCTTGGGTTGATGGTCGTAGGCGATCCATGTTTTGCCGTAGTCCTCATAATTGAAATGTACGGTATACCCCGGATACCCGCAAGAAAATGCTTCACCCTGTGTATAATCAAATTGGGATTGATAGTATGCAGAAGAATTGCGTTCTTCTGTATGGAAGTTAATCCACACCCATCGCCTGCTTCCCATATTCGCATTGATCCCCCTCAATTCCCCCACCGTCAACGGCTTCGGCTCATCACGGGCATGTTTTTCGCGGAGGGCTTCGAGTACAATTTCATAAGCCCTATTTATCCCTTTGTTGGACTGGCATAATTCGTCATGGTCTGGTGCTATGATTTTCTGCTCGTTTTCGGTTTTTAAAAGGCCAATCCAATCAATAGCAAATTGTGTTTCTTTCATTTCATGGCTCCTGTTGTCAATTTTGGTGTATAATAATTTGGGGTGATAATGTGCTAATAGAATCGACCTCCGAATGGAACGATCTCGCTCGTGACCTGTTCGAACTTGGCTATACCATTTGGCAAATGCAATATCGCGTTGACTGTCCAGAGGGATTCCACACATGGTTTTTTAGCTCGTGCTGTGAGACTTTAGAGGTCGTAACGCATAGCCAAGAAGTACACGATGCTATGTTGAAGTATCACTCTTAGGCGACTCCAATGCTCTTTCGACTTCTTCACGGGTAAGAAATACTGTTTTTCCAATATCACTATCCCAAAAATCCATATCATCCAGTTCGTGGTTTTCGCAAGTGATCACACATCTTACAAGCGGTTTATTTGATGTACCATTTATATGAATTATAATGCGTGTCACTTTCCATTCTAATATGAAGCCATGTTCCCATGCTGAAAAAACAATATCACCAATTTTAAACGGTGACACGACTGATCGCCCATCATGCCATGCATTGCAGAGCGTTTCAAGTTCTGCTTGAGTAATTCCATAATCCCAAACAAGCATTTTGTTTTCGCTTAATTCTTCTACCAATCTCATTTTGTTTCCTCCTTCTACACTATTCCGGCTTTTTCATTCCATGTATAAATATCCGTCAATTCCGTGTATTCCTTGCTGTCAATCTCTCTGACAGTGCCTTTTTGCTTAAAATTGTCGCGTATCCTTTCAGATGTTGCTAGTGCGGCAGCAGAACCCGGTATTACGCCCACGCATAATGTGACTTTTTCATCTGGAAAATCAAAGTAACGGTTCATTTCGTTTCCTCCTTCGGTGCTTCGGGCATATACTTTACACACTTCCAATTTACGCCTTTTACGGCGTTCATAATAGTCTTTTTATGTACCCCATACTCTTTAGCAATTTTTCCAAAAGACATATTTTCTTGAATTCTAAGTTGCCGTATTCTTTGAACATCTTTTTGCTTTAATTTTGATCTCGGATTTGATTCACCGTAATATATTAGATTTCTATGTTTTACTTCCCTGTCATTTACATTCTCTTGTCTCGTTCCTGCGAAGAGATGATCTGGATTTATACATTTTCTGTTGTCGCACTTATGACATATATCCATACCTAGTGGTATTTCACCGACAAATAATTCATACGATAACCTATGGGCACTAGAGGTCTTTCGGGTACCGTCTGCGCGGCTACCAGTCGTTAATCTTCCATATCCTCCACGAATTGTTCCTTGCCACTCCCAACAACCAGTTATTTTATTTAAATTGATTTTTGATAAAAGCCGGTCTTTAATATTTTTCATATTACTTATCCTTCTCTATAGCATTAGGCAGTGGCATCCAGTGGGTGACGATGATTTCACAGCATTGGTCGTGAGTGTCGTACCATTGCCATTTATTTTTGCGATATCCAGTTGACACCCATTTATCTTTTTGGTGAGTGCAAAGAACTTCTTGTTTTATACCCGGTAACCACTCTGATATAGGTATCCACCCATCCCGCTCTTTCAAGGCGGCAAGTTCGGATTGCAATCCGTCGGCTCTATCGTGTTCAGATTTCGCTTGGTGATGCCAATTGTCTAGATTTATTGTTACTTGGTCGAGTGCGGCAAGTTCAGATTTGAGGGAGGCGATTTCTTTTTCTAACGATTCCATTGATTCATAAACCTCTTTGGCCGCAAAAACCTGCTCACCGCAACCAGTTGATATAACGCTCACTGTATCGCAACCGCTTAATGCCGCCATAAAGTTTTCATGCAGATTGTTGTTATCCATCTCATTCATCCCCTTTCGGTTCGATTCCGCGCCATTCAAAATATTCACCATTATTGCAAGGTTCACCGCAGTAACAGGCTTTCCCCGTTTCGTTACCTCTAAAATTCGCGCACTCTTCACACCCTGCATTTTCCTTGATCCATCTAATCGTCGCATCCCGCTCCTTAGTCACGCGGTCGAGTTCCGAGATCAGGAATGGGATGTCAGAGCGTGAGTGGGCGATAAAAGTGGCATCATCCCTCTT